CGAGTTTAGATGCAGCTTGCTCTTCTAAGTCGGCCCTAGCGGCATTACGCATACCGCCTGCCACATAGTTTTCTGCCATATCCCCAATACCTCCGCCTACATTAGCCACAAATACATTACCGTTATCAAAACCCTGCGAATTGCCGCTACGCAACTCTTCAGCCATCATCAGTTCGTCCGTAGCCAAGGCATTTTCATCGACGTAACTACGATACAACTGGCGCTTGAATATATCCTGCTGTTCAGGAGTACGTTTACGCAATTCAGCTAAAAAGTTCGCTTTACCGTACTGCTCATCTATGTAATTGTTAAAGCGTTGCTCGTCTTCATCTGTACCAATACCCATTATCTTACCTTCCAAAAATTTATCATCCGAACATACCCACCAGACCCGCGGCACTTTTACCCAAGCCACTCATACTTTGAATACCCATATTTGAAGCATTTGTTCTATTTAAGTCCGCGGAATATGCGTTTTGCATAGCACCTGTACTATCCACTGCTGATGATCGTGAAGCCATATTAACCGGCGCCATCTGTGCAGGATTAACTTGTTGTCCTGATAGCACTGCGTTCATTTCGTTTAGACTTTGCTGACGCTGTGTTTGCTCTTCATTAATAGCTGAAGTGCGAAGTGCGTTAGCGTTATTCGCTTCGTCTGTAGCATTACTATATGCACGATCTTTAATGCCCATCTGTTCATTAAGCGATTGCTGTCTAGCTTGGTTAGCAAAATTACCTGCACCAAGTTCTTCAGCATAGCGTTGTCCGCCGGCTGATAAGTCCATGCCGAAGTTACGGCTAGCTTCTGCCCCGCCCATAGTGATAGCGTCATTCTGTGCGCTAGAGTAAGCGTCATTTCTACTATTATTAAAGTTTTCCATAGCAGCATCATATGCTTGGTCACCTGCCGCCAAGCCTTGACTAGCAAGTTTAACTTCTAAGGCTTTACTATCTTGACCAAAACGTGTGTCTAAACGCTTACTACTTCTATCAAAAAGAGCATTTTCAGCTTCATTTCTATATTGATCATGCCCTTGGTCATACTGGCTAGTACCTACAGAACCTACGCCGCCCGGAAGATCAGCCATGTCAATAGCTTCAGCAGTAACGCCGCGGTTTAACTCTCCGAACTGATCCCAGTTCATAGGCTGACCAAGTTCTTGTGAAGTACGACCAATCATACCTTCACCCATTTGGCTTCTACCTGTAGTAACAGCCATTTGGCTATCTAATGCGGCTTGGCTTTCAGGATTAAGAGTTTGATTTTGCGTCCATTTATCCACTGACTGTCCAGTAGCAGGATCAATAGTAGATTGCGCGCCCCATGTGGTTGAACCCCACGGGTTAGTTTGATCAGGACGATTAGCCCAAGTCTGCGCTGTAGTTACTTCTTTACTACTATCGGCGGTGGCTTGAGCCGCGCCTTGGTAGTCTGGTGTTTTTGGTGCTGATTTACCCATAATATATCCTTATTTACCCCATCCGCCGCCTGTCCAACCTGAATTGGACTGCTGTACGGGTGTGCCATAACCTGAGCTGGCTTGCTGAGTGGCATTAAAGTTCTGCACTGGTTTCGTAACTATTGGTTGATTCATATTCTGTTGCACTTGTGAAGGTTGAACAGGTACAGGCGCTACTTGTGGCGCGGGTGCCGCTACAGGAGGAGGGTTACGTAAAGCCGCTACCGTACCCGCATTTGCGCTATTACGCATCATAATTTCATCTGGTGTAAAACCTTTATTAGTTCGCTCACCATTAGGGTTGAACCACTGATCGTTTTTTTTATAAAAATCGCTCATTTCCTTTTTACCTGCGTCAGACTGAAAACGCTGGTTAACCTCTTCCATTTGGTAGCCTTTATCCCCCGAACTATTCCTACGGACGTCCATAGCCGCGTGCTGTAAAGGCGAAGAAGGTGCCATTTTTCTAGCGAGGTCGGCTCTATACTCTGTAGGGCTACGCCCCGCATAAAGTTTCTTCATCGCGGCGGCGTTACTAACTCTATACCGATCAGTTTGTTGATACGGGTTATAATTAGCCATCTTAAACTTCACTTTCTAATGTTCTAGTCCACTTACAGTTTTCCTTACGCATCTCCATAAGGATATAATCCACGCCTTTGCTAAACCCGTCTTTTATTATGTGTACTACATTTAAGCCGATATGTGAACTTAATTTTAAAGATTTAGCATTATCACTTGGTATTGTAGCTAACATAATGCCCTTATCACAGGTGTTAAAAACGTAATTAAAGCACTCTTCTATAAAACCATGTCTTAAAACTAGCGGATTATCTATCGCCCAATGTATATTCACACTATTTTCTGTCCACGTATCGAAAACTGCCATAGCTACTATTCTATCTGTAATGGTATTGACAGCTACGATACCTTTTGAGTTTTCAGTAAGTGTAGGCTTAGCACGTTTATAGAGCCAATTCCAATCATCTTCAGACTGTATATTACGATAGTTAATAATCATAATATACCTCCTACATTCCACATAACGTCTGTACTCATAAGGACTGTGGGTGCGGTGGATGTACCACGTATGGCCACTCCAAGTGTTCTACCTATGCCACTAGCACCTGTCGCATTCCCCCAAGCTGTAGAAGACCCCGACCCCCATGTTGAGGTATTCCATACACCTGTATCCCAAATACCTACACTAGATGCAGGTTGGGCTAGTACGGCTGTGAACTCATCTAAGTTATAGTCGTATAATATACGTGTATCTATTACTGGCGCGTAGTCTGCACGGAAGTTAGGGCGTACAAAAGCGCCACGTTTCATTATACCCGGGCTACCCATATCAGAAGCAGTGTGCAGTAAGGAATATTCAATAGGGCTGCCATTCTCTGCGGGGGCAACAGGCGGCGCTATAGTAATTCCATCTTTATGCACATCCATGACCATAATTTTATCATCGGCAGTACCGAAATATAGTTTATTCTGCCAAATACCTGCTGAAAGTATAGGCAAACCACGCCAATACGCCCATCCACGGGTTGTGAGATCGAGGACATACTGAATATACGTACCATCGGTCTGTACGGGGCTTACTAGAATGATTAAACCTTCTGCCGGGAAGAATAAAGGATTCCATCCCGCCGTATTACGCAGTTCAATCATACTTTGCTGTAATACTTTAGCTATTTTAAATGCTAGATCACTAGTTTCAGGATTTTCTGCTTCGCTCCCTCGTAATACTTCGTCCATAGATACTAAACCAAAGCCTGTAAGAATAAATAGCTCACCTGCATATTCAAGTCCTGAACGATAGGTCAGCGGGGCCGCGCCAATGTCGTAAGTGCCAACAATAGACCATGTGGAGGACGCACTAGGGTCTTCACCTTGGTACATCAACGCGTCCCCGGCCGAACTAGCGATTACGAGGTAGTCGTCTACCCCTGCACCGCCGTCTAAGGTCCAGTTATACATACCGGCAACAGAACCGCCGCGTTTAAACTTGCCACCAAAGACAAATTCAGTCGCCGCACCTGTAATAGCGTTTATGCCGAGATACCATGCACTAGCCGCATCTCTAGCAAAAATCCATACGCGTAGTTTGTGGACTACAATGCCACAGATCGTTGTTTCATCAACGCCTGTTATATTAGTAACTGCGGCCCATACGTCAGTGCTTACAGTATAGAACCATAAGCCATTTAAGTTATCCGCATAGTAAATGAATTGTGCGCCTGCTTGGTCAACGTAATTGACATACATGCCATAGCCTGCGGCTGAAGTAGTATCTGCTGTGAATGCTGCTTTTTTAGTTGGCGCCGTATTATACGAAGTGGCGTCCCAAATACCTTCGTTAGTAACTGCAAATAGTTTATCGTCTGTTCCTGTAATACCTTCCATTGGGATTACAGTAGTCACGCCGTGGCTTGTTCCGTCTTCTATATCTAATACAAATTCGCGGTAGCCAAACCTAACACGCATACCTGCTTCATCAGGCATAATATTATATGCGTAAGGACATACACTCAAGTCTCCAGAAGCTAAAGACACTCTAGCATCAACGCCCTTAGTAGGCGGTGGAAGGACTGCTGCCTGCGTAGATTGCGGGCGCGGTCTATGTCTACTTGCTGCATTTGCGGCTCTAACTACCAAAGTTACTATTCCCTATATTACGATAAGCATTAATGAAGGGATAAGAATTACTGTCCGCGCCTGCACTAAGTGTGCCTGCGCCTTTATCTTGACCTGTTAGCATACCAAACATCTGGTTGAAATCATCTTGAGCGCCAGAAGCATCTAAGCCTTTAGCCATTAGGAATTTTAGTTTTAAGTATCTGGATATAAGAGTTCTGTCATACAAAACTGTATCTGAATTTACCGTAGCTTCATTCTTATATGTAGTACCATCAGTGGCTAATAGCCAATTATTAGATACATATTCATAATATAAGTCAGCTACGATACCTACAGGATTATTTGGGTAAACTTGAAATTGGCCTTCTGTTATACGCCATCCTAGATTAATAAGGTTCGTGACAGTACGTCCTTTTAGTGCCTGCCATTCTTGTGCGGATAGAGGTCCAAACATAGGTAGGTCTTCTGATCTATTCCATGCAGTGTTATCTACAATGCGGGAGAAATCGGTAGGTAGAGGATATGCCCCTGCATCAGTTGCTACAGTAGTGATTGTCTCTTCTCGGCGTAAGGCCTCCCAAGCATAGAGAATAGCGAGTTCATCGCCCGCTGTATTCAATAGATGAGTTAGTTGTATGAAGGTAGCATCGGAGCTGCCAAAAGGGTCAGCTACAGGCGTTAACCCGACTTCTGCCGCTACACGATTTAATATGTTGTAGGCGGTGGTGACAGTTGTAGGGTAAGTAACCATTTAACGTCCTTATTTTTTAACTTTGCGTGTCGTTTTTTCAGTATCGCCTTCTAAGAAGCGTTTCTCCATTAATGCTAATCTTTCTTCGAGCGATGAAATAGTTTTATCTCTAACATCTAACTGTTCCGTAAGTTGATCAACAAATTTAGTATCTTCTTTCTGTGCTAAATAGGCTTTAGCTTTTTGTTTTAGTGCCGTAAGACCACGCATATTCTGCGTATGTGCGTCAGAAACATTTGACAGGTGCTCTATAGTCTTAATATTAGCAAATTCTAGTTCTTCAACTTGAACTCTTGTTATAGCTGCCCATTCTTTCAAGGGCGATCCGTCTACTGGTGGTGCTACTCTCGCTATAAAAGCTGCATAGTGACGCGGGAACCTTTGTTTAATGCCTTCATTAACTGGTCCTGATCTGCTGTCACGCTCACCGGGGACTTTAATATCGTAATACTCAACTTCTACCTTATCAGGTATATCTATATGGTCTGGGTTCAATACGTCCTTAGCTTTGTTAGGTCGCATCTTATAAAAAAACTTACATAGTAAGTTCGCATCTTCATTTGCCGTAGCGTTCTGCGGCGCCTCGAAATCGTTAAAACCTAAATCGTCCATTATATTGTCCTCTGTGTTAAAAGTTAGGGCAGGCTGTTAAGAACCTACCCTATCTTATACTAACACTAGTTGTAATGCAAGTGCATTACATTGGGAAACAGCAAACAATAGTTTTAGCTGAAGCGTCGGATGCGTAAGCACACACCGCGTCAGATACTAAAGCTGATACGTCTAGTGTACCGTCGCCTGCGCCTACTACTGTAAGAGCGTTGCCGTCGGCACCTGCTGTAAGAGCAGTCGTTAGAGTAGCTGGTCCAGTGATTTGGAGCCAACAATATTGTCCAGTAGTAGGAGCGGATTGAAATACACCTGCGCCAATACCAACAATGTCTGTAGCGTCTGAAGTAGCAATATTATCAGCATAGCCAGTCATTAAGTAATAACCCGCTACATTACCTGCTACTGCGGCTACTGAGCCTGCACCACTATTGAACTGTACATAGCGGTAGCATTTTTCAGGTCCGTTTGTACCGATATCTTTGAATACAGTACCTAATTTAAATTCTGCCACTGTGTCTGTGGCCGTAATGTCTAAACCTAACATGGTTTTTTCCTTTGCATAAAAGAGGAGGAGGACGCTATCTCTAGCGCCCCAGATTAATTAACCGTTCGCGTCGTAGCGTCCGTGGAACTGACGACCATTAACAGTCAAGTTACCAGCCCATGCAATAATTTGCACTTCAGCATCTTGATTAGTTGAATAGCGTTTGTTTGGTGAAAGTGGAACCATGTTACGACGAGCATGTGGACGATACTTCATATAGTCTGAGTTAATGAAGAATGCAGTACCAGTAGGTGCGCCTGTACCTAGAGAACCATTATAAATACCGCCGTCAAGTACAACATCAGCATCCATGTATTTCACGTTAGAGAAACCACTATCACCCATTTGAGTGTTAGAGAAGCGTTGCTGATTTTGCAATGACTTCATATAGGTATTCCATACTGCACTATCAGCCATGATAAGGTCAGGACGATCCGCACCGCGAACTAGTTCAGCCCATAGAAGGTTGAAGTATCCATCAATTTTAGTGCTGTCAAGACCGTTAGCGGCTGTTTGATCACTTACTGCATTTTGCCAGAAAGTATATACGTTTCCGTCGATACCCCCGTAAGATGCTGCTGTAGGATCAACAGGTAGAGCTGCGGCTAGGCCGTCGATTTCTTTACCAGAAGAACCCGTACCGTCTGAGTATAGGCCACCAGTAATAAGGTTAGACATAGTAGCTTCAGCTACTTTCAAACGTGCTTCCATAAGATCAATAAATTGTTCTTTGCCTGCATTTTGAAGTTGCTCTAGACCAGAAATAACTACTGGTACAGCTGCTTGTTTGATTGTGTATTCTGCGGCACTGATAACATCAGAAGCATTAGTAGGTAGGATGTCGTATCCTGAATACCAACCTGCGTTTCCGTTTTCAGCGAATGAAAGTTCTTCAAAGATTTTGTGTCCGCCTGAGAATGTTTTAATATTCCCTTTTTTGTTTAGACGGTCAAGAAGAGCGTTGTTGTTTGTTACGTTATCAGCAACCGTTTTACTACGATTTTCGATAGTTGTAGCAAGAATGTCCGTTACGGACGTGTTTGCAAAACTCATGCGTTTTACTCCGGGTTAAATTAAATATAAATGTTTGTCGGTAATTTCTCTCGCCCTGCTGAATGCCGGGGGCGGTCAATTTTATCTCACAACCATTTAAACCTGCTCGAACGCCGGGGTTTTTAGGCCGTTACGTGTATTAAATCATAACGGCCTATCATTGTCAAGCATGCTCTTCAAAAGCATTCATTAACGCCCCACGAAGTCCACCGCTACTGTTTGAATTAGATTGTCCGCCTGAAGCACTATTAATAGAACTCGCAGCATTTCTCTTAGCCGCTATATTATTTCTACTACCCATTAATTTCTCCTTTGCGGAGCGTTGCCCCATTACATTTGAAATCTGAGGGTTAATTGCACAGGCTTTATCATATGCTTGTTGCAATGTCATAGATTGATTTCTACGCGCAGCACCTTCTAAAAGGTCTGCCATATCATCGCGTACATCTTCTAAGAACTCCGCTGTCTGTGCAAACTCTTGTATATTCTGATTTGTCTGCTCACGTTGGTGCTGATCTTGATATTGCTTGTTCTGGTTCATTTGCTCAAGTAGCTGATTTACAGGAGCCATACGTTCGTCAATCATAGCTGATATAGGATCATGCTCTGGTGCGTTCTCTGCGCCATTACCTACAAGAGCATTGTCAAGTGCATTAATATCTACACCGTATAATTGTACGAACTGTGCAATCTTTTGTGCTTTTTCTTGCTGTGTACCCATACGCAATGTCGCTACAGATTTGAATAAACCGTCTACGGCTTCCAAAGGGCTGCCTACGCCTTCAGCATCCATAAGTGCTTTGTAAGGTGTTGCGATCTGCATAAGACCTTCACCTAACTTACGATTATTGGCTCCATATTGTAGCATTGTATTAACATGCTGATCTCTGGCGTGAAGATGTGCTTTGACACTATCGGGTAGGTTCTTCCACTCTTCACGTACTTCAACACCCCAATCAAGCGGTGGTTTTTCTGTAGATGTAGTTGCAGTAACATCGTCTGATGCTACGTCTCCATTTAAAGATACATCTTCTTCCTCAGCTTCTTCGTATAGTGGCGTGTCAAAATCATCTAGTTCACTACCTTCACTATCCTCAATAGCATCATCGAGCATACTGCGTACATCTGTTGGAGCTTCATTATCGCCTTCTAATTCTTCATTATCAATATTCATAGCCTCTAGTCCTCATAGTTTGTTTTAACGCTTCTATGCGTTGGGTTTTATCTTCTCGTTCTTGTGAAGCCGCCATAGAACTTCTTTTGTTGTTCATATAGCTTTCACTGTAGTCAGCGCTGTTAGTAACGCCGTTTCGTTTATTATGGTCTGCTAGTTGTTTACGGTCTGAAATAATAGAGCCGTCTACATTACTCTTAAACTCTTCTATAGGCTTCATAATATACGCGCTACGCGAAGTCGCCGCCGCATGTTTGAAAACCTCTTTTTTTATTCCGTCCGTACGTAGTCTTCGATCCTTTTCAGAACCGAAGATATTTTCAAAGTTGTCGCCGTACGCTTTTTCATCGTAGCCATCGCGCCGGGTAGAATTACTGCGCTGGTTTGTCATTTGGTTTAGCTCTTTCTTTTGCTATTTCAATTTCAGCTTTAGTAGCTTCTTTTTGAATATCAATACTAGCTGCTGCTGAAATCTTCTCTAGTTCCAACTGCATTTTTTGAAGCTGTTTCTCCATCTCGCCCTGCACAGCCATATTTTGCTGTTCGGCGTTAACTTGAGAAGTCATCATTTCAGCTTGGATCGTAGCTGTCATTTTAGCTTCAATTTCAGCCAAGTCAGCTTGATTATCAGCACCAATCTTAGAAATATCAGCTTGGCTCTGTGCTTGAATAGTTTGTAGGTCAGACTGTAGATCAGCTTGACGTACTTGCATATCAGCTTGGGCTTTAGCTTGAATTTTAGCCATTTCACCCTGAATTTTAGCCTGTTCTTTAGCCGCTTCTGGATCAGGTTTAGGATTAGCCGCAATCTGTTTAGCTTCTTCAATAGCCGCTTCAATAGCTTTATCTAGCACGCCTTCAATTTCAGATGCGCCTTTAAAGCCTGCCATTGTCCATTGTAGCATTTTTAAGAGGTATGGAGTAGCCGCAGGAGATTTTTCCATCATAGGCCCGGCAGATTGTAAGAACATACTAAGTGCGCTCATAAACTCGGTACGCTCGTTCTTTAACTGCGCGAAATCTACCATAGCTACGCTTTCAGGACGTATTTCTACTCTGAAAGGCATATCTGGGTTTTTAATGATCTCAATAGCAGGACCGATAAGCTCTGCATCCATAGAGTTGCCAATATTAGACATTCTAACAATAGATTGAGGATCAAAATGTTTCTCAATTACTTCTGCTTTTAATTGCATCAAGTCCGTGGCGAATGTAGCAAACTCGTCCTGTAGTGCTTGAACACGTACTGAGCCGAACTTAGCTTTCTGGTTTGTTTGCCCAACACCTTCATATTGGTTATTTAACCCGCCCTGCATGATGTCTGCCATGCCTGATACGTTTTGTAGTAGGGAGATTTGTTGGTCACGTTGCTGTACCAGTTTATTTAGCGTATTAGCTATCTCTTCCACTGGTAGCCAGTCTATCTGTCCTTGCAGACCTCCCTTTTCGCCAAACATAGCCCAGTTCTCTACCGGGATAAGTTCATTTTCTGTTGCATCTTTAAGCATATTCTTAACGCCCGTAGACGACTTGTCGTATACACCCACAACCTTAACGGCTTCAGTGATTTTGTTAATTCTAGTCTCTAAAAGGTCAATCTGATTGTAAATATCTTCACAAAGTTTGAAATCCGCGGTAGGCATGTAGTCTGTAGTGGTGGCATTAGCCATAAAGAACGGAGGACAAGGGAAGAAACCTTTTAATTCAAGCGTATCTTCTTTACTGTCAAGTATCTCCGTCATTCCTTTGGTCCACCACTCTACTTTACGAGTATCTTTGTCCCAAATTTCCCAAACTTCGACTTTTTTAACAATATCCTTGTCATTATCACCTGTGTCGCCGCCATCAGCGTCAGTATGGGCAGCCATTTCTTTAAATTCTATATTTTTAGTTTTATCGTCACCAAAACGCTCTTTAAACGAATCTTCGTCCATATCATTCCTAAAAGCAACCCAACGTAAGGTAGAAAAGTTACGGCCCCACGACCATAGGACGTCTTTCCAGAAGTAATATGTTATAGGAGCTTCTTCACTGACGACTTGCTCATATACTTCACCCGTCATAGGGTCTTGAACTTCATCTGTCTCAACTTTATAACTAATCCGCGCACATCCAAGGCCGGGGAGTAGTCTATCTTGCAAACACGATCTAAGTACGGCATCATATTCTTTGCCATTCTCTTGTACGTCTAAGTTTAACATTCTTTCGAATATCTCAGCCGCTACTCTTGCCGCATCGTCTTTACTATCCGCATATCTACGTGATACATCTACTTTAGGTAAGTTACCATAGAGCATTGACTGTAGTGTTTTTGTATTTGAGTAGAATAGGTTTAGGCGGGATGTTTTTAAAATATCATCGTTGTTACCGTCACCGATATAGCGATCAACTATTGACCCGCCTCTCTTATGAAACTTTTTAACTCTCTTCTGCGCTTGTTGCAGTTCCTTAGTCCAGAATGATTGCCGTGACTTGGCATTCCGCTTTGCGGCCTTTTTACTTTTGACCGTATCGCCTGTTTCGACTTCCATATTACATCCTTAACTTTGCTATTTGGGAACTGCCGCTCTCACGGTCTTTAAATAAATTATCTAGACTATATTCTTTTGAAGTGAAGTCGTCAAGGTGTCGCTTCTCTTCTAGTGGCACTGCTTCTGATTTCTGACAAACTAGTGCAAAATAACGGAAAGCGTCAGAAGGATTGCTATTAGACGTCACGACATCGCTATCCGCTAAAGTGTACGCATGATCTATGTCTACGCATATGTCATACACTGGCTCTTTTCTTTTCCGCAGCGTGTAGCTTCGTATGGTCAGCTTTTGAGAGCGCAACAAGGTTCGTGCTATCGTTGTTAGTGTGGTCAAAGTCGATGTGATGAACGTCGAACCCTTTGGGTATCTCACCGTGGTAGTGGGCGCAGATAACGCGGTGTAAGGCATCTTTCTTTGTGTCTGTTCTAGTGTGGTAGTAGTATTTACCCACTGCGTCGAGATAATATTTAATCCCTTTAAAGACTGTGTGGGGTTGCACAGCCACGAAATGTCTGCCGTTATCTGCGTGGGGTCTACACACCCAATTACAGGGACCAAAATCTTCCCAACTTCCGAGTGGCACGACTGCGTGGGCTTCGGGTATAAAGCAGGATGCTTCATAAAACTTCCTATGTAGCATAGTTTGCTTACCGCCGATTTGGCTAACATAAATACCGCGCTTAGGCCAGTAGTTGTACCTGACGCCTTGAAACTCTCTGTAAACGCCCTTCTTATCCCGTCTTTGCTCGCTAACCATTGTGCTACATCCTTCTGTTGTAATAAAACATCAGTATAACACAAGTCTTTAGCCATGACTAGCCCTAATCGTGTAAAGAACTTATGTTCAGGTGTGCAGGTTATTTTCTTATCGTTAGAAAGTATAATGTCCACTAGTTCTGCGTATTTGACAACTCCTGCGCGGGTAACTTTACCTACCTTACCGCAAGTTAATGTATTATCACCGACAGCGAAATCCGAGATTGGCTTGCTACCCGTGGGGGTTTGTATAAGGGTATCTTTTTCAAGACATGCCCAATCATGCAGGGGCGCATCAGAGAATACTTTGGTAACTTCATTAAATCTGCGACGGTACGCGCGTAAGCCTTCCACTCCCTGTTTGGTTTTTTCATTGAAATAACAATCGTTGAGAATAAGTCGCCCCGCGTCGATTCCTTGCTGCACTTTAAGATGTGGTACAATTCGGGCAGGAAGTCCTTGTTCGAGGAACTGTTCAATAGTAGAACGACCCGTTTGCAGTGTTTTAGCTCTTGCATCGTGAGGGAGCCAAACGGTATCGTACGTATATGGCTTGCTCTCGAATAGGTCAAAATAGTAGGATAGAGGTTGGGAGTGAGCTTCTTCGTAGTCGATGATTGAGAAGCCGTCAGGCTTAGGCTGCCAGAACCAGATTGCAGTGCTGTCAGTGAAGCCCAAATCCATAACCATCGAAACGGCATAGTTAGGGTCGTAGTCAGCGTGTGGAGAATAGATATGACCTTTTTTCTCAAGCGTTTGAATTTGTCCTGCATAATATGTTCCTAGTACGGGTGCTGTAAATGAGCATTCCATTTCCTGATCATACTGCGCGTCGGTCATTTGACGCTTCATTGCAGCTAGTTCGTCAGGGTCTACAATGCCCGTCTCTGAGGCTTTAAGTTCTGCGTAATACCAATCGTCGTCAGTCTTAGCATTCTCTGTCATATCGTAGAATGTGTTTTTGCCTTTAGGCGTACCAATTATGGTTGCCCATCCTTTTCGGTCGGAAAGAGTTGGCAGTATAACTTCTGCCCATAGACCCGGCCTACAGTCTCCAAACTCATCAATGACGACGCCATCAAGGTAAATACCACGTAGAGCGTCGATATTATCAGCGCCATACAGACGAATAATAGAACCATTGACCAGTTTAACAGATAGATCACTTTCTCTAATATCTTTAACAGATGATACGAAAGGACGGGCCGCTTCTTTGAGATACTCCCAAGCAATGTTTTTAGCTTGAGCATAGAACGGTGCAATATAAGCATATCTAGGGTTCTTTTTAGTGGTGTATAGCCCACGTATAACTAATTCATTGACACAGGCTACAGTCTTACCCGCCCGTCGATGAGCAACAATAGCCGACCAGCGCTTCGTCCGTTGATGGAATGGTAAGAACTGTGGTCTAGGGTCGTAGTCTAGTTGTGCGTCTGCTATTATCTTATCCTCGTGAATATTCGTCTAATTATATAGTTGCGTATTACTGATACTACAGTGAACATGGCTGTTACTTCTATGGCGTCTTGCGGTGAAGGTTCAAAGCCCCACACAGGCATGACGAAGTAGGTCACTAGTACAGACAGTACCAATCCCACCCATAGGTTAGTCGCAACTTCCATAGCGGTATCACGTTTACTTTGCTGCATGAGGTACTGAAGTCTTTGTCTCTAGCTCGATCAGGAGGTCCACATAATGTTTAACCTTGTGCAAGTCCTCAACGCCGCCCTTGTCACGCCAGCGAGATATATACTTAACTATGTTACCCTCGCAGAAGTTCAAGCGATTACCCTGAATGTATTCGATAGGCTGTATAGCCATATCCTTATAATGTTTGCCGCCTACTTGTGTTTCTAATGCAGTCATTTAAATGTCCAGCTTTCCTTTAGGTAGTAGGTTGTTATTGATGGTGATATTTATAGCAGTGTCTTTAGCTGCCGTGGTATAGGTACCGTTCATCTTATTGAGCTCTACGATAGATGAGATACTTACTTTAGGCTCCATGTGTTGGTTGTCAACGGCTATCTCCCATAGCATACGTCTGCGATGAGCATCGTTAGGCCCGTCCATAGATACATTATAGTGTTGGAGTGTGGCACGTAACTCTTTAGCATCATGTCGGCCAAGTGTAGCGCTTACTGTTCCTACTGCCTTACCATAGCGTTCGGCTATCTCGGTATTGTTGCTGCCATTGACACGCATCTTAACCGCTTCGACATGCCACATAGTCATCTTACGTGTCTGCGATACGATTAGTCTGCGGATACTATCAAGAGACTGCATGTACTTAGCGTTAGCCGGGTGGTGTTCATCAAGTAGTAGCTCTGGGGGCAGATACTCTACATCAGGTATCGTTATTTCATTGGTCATGTTCTAAGAGTAGCTAGCTGATAGCCTGTTGTCAAGTAGTGATACTATGTTTAATACGATATTTTTATGTATGAAGCGCCCACTGCACTGCGCCGCCCGGTTTTAA